TAAGGAAAAATAAATCATCAAGGAAAAATAAATCATCAAGGAAAAATAAATCAATAAGGAAAAATAAATCAATAAGGAAAAATAAATCAATAAGGAAAAATAAATCAATAAGGAAAAATAAATCAATAAGGAAAAATAAATCAATAAGGAAAAATAAAACGAACAAAATAAAATGGTCGAATTAATTCAATAAACTTAATTATAAGTTGGCAATATATCAATATCAATAATTTGTTCGGTTTTAGATATATTTTTATTAGGAATTAAAAATTTGTTAAATTCATTGCGTTCAAGTTGATTTGTAGGAGTGTGGTTATGAACACATCGAGCAATCATTTTATATAATTTGAAATCAGGATACCTCTCAGTTCCATTATTTTTATACAAAACATTAATACCATTATCGTCCATACACCACTCTACAATTAATCTTATTAAAGGAGAACATTCGTTTAAATTTTTAACTTCGTCAATATCGTCAATTAAATAATCAAAAATAGAACAAGCTAACCGACAAAGATCAAAACTAAAATTGGCTTCTAATCTTGGTTTATCTTCGTTTAAATATGGTTCTGTATTATACTGAGTTGATGCATCTCCTCCAACCTTAAAACTATCGCTACAAAAAACCTTACCATTTAATTTATATATAGATCGTCCAAAATCAATAATTTTATATATTTTGCCGAAAGTTGGAACCTTGTATGTCTTTTTCTTGTATGTATAATATATAAATTTTTGTTTGGTAGATATATACATAACATTATTGGTATGAAGGTCGTTATGTGTAAAAGAAAATAGTTTTTGATATGTAATAAGTATCATAATTATTTGCATTAATGCCGAAAACCATTCATCATCTGTTAGTTCTTCGTTCATAATTAGGTCGTCAAATGTATTTTCACATTGTTCGGTACAAATAACTTGTACTGGAAATTGAGGCAGTGTTAGAAATATAGTTTCTTCTTCAATTGTAGATATACTACCCTCATTATCATCGTGTTCATTATCGTTATCATCGTCCTCGTTATCATCGTCCTCGTTATCGCTGTTATCCTCGTTATCATTGACTGTGTGTGAAGTTCTGGAAGAACATGTAGACCCAGAATTTAATGTTTCTGTTTTGTCTTGTTTTTCAATGTCAAAATAAGACGACTCTGTAATATCAAGCAATTCGTATCCGTTCTTTTTAACATCATCTAATGAAATTGGTTGAATATCATTGACAAAAATATTTTCAAATATAGAATCGTCTATAGATTTAGCTGATAAAGTTGATTTAACACTACTAGAAATATGTAATGGTTTCAAAGGAGTCTTGTCTATTTGTGAAATTAAATGAGAATAGTCTTCGACTGTAAATAAAACATCTTTTTGGTTGTTAAAAAATTCAGATTGTATCAGATAATCAATATCATCCATTATATTTATTTTGTAATTATTTTTAATGGCTAAGAAAGAGCCATAATAATCAACTCCGTGAATAAATTTATGTTCGTGTAAAATTTTGCTGGTTAAAAATGAAAAGAAACCGTCAACAAACGAAGAATTATTCGGGTCAGAAATTTTAGGATGAACATTGGTTGTATTTTCAAACGAAGGAAGATTAAAAAGAAGTGGGTCAGTGTGGTTATATTTACCAACGACATATTTAAATGGGTCTAAAAGGGGTGCCATTTTAATAAAAACAGGTTGGCTCGTTGTTAAATCGTCATCGTCTGTAGTATTCTTAAGCGTACAATTAAAAATATGTTCTTGGTCTTCCTTTTTTTTAGAATCCTTAATATCTGTAATAGACCATTGGTGATTCAAGTTAATAGAGTTCCAATTATTATGATTTAATGAAAAAAATCTATCATAAATAGGAATATAATTTTGAATATTAGATAGATTAATATGTTTGTTGTTTTGAAATTTAGTAAAAAGGGGATTGTTTTTCCGTTTCTGGTAATTTACAGAAATTGTCATTAGCTAATTAATATATATTTTATAATTGTATTTAACTTATAAAATGAAAAAACAATATTTGCCTAAATGAAAATATAATATTTACATAAAGGGAAAATATTCGTTTAGGCGATAAATGCTTCGTTTACACCATTGAACTTAACCAAATTCTGGATAAATAAAAAATAATAAATAAAACCACACGTGTTTTCAATTTTCGTATGTTTGATATTACGTGTGGTGAAAATGGTGTTTTACACTCTTGAAGAACGGCGTAAATCTTCAAGGGCGTAAATCTTCAAGGGCGTAAATCTGCAAGGGCGTAAATCTGCAAAGGCGTAAATCTGCAAGGGCGTAAATCTGCAAAGGCGTAAAAATATTATAATCTTTTTATAGTTATTATAGTAAATGAATTTAGAGTTAAAAAAATTCGATATGAAAAGTATCAGTTTTAAGGCAAATGAATCAAAAGGTCCTGTAATTGTTTTAATTGGTCGTCGTGATACAGGAAAATCATTCTTGGTGAAAGATTTGCTATATTATCATCAAGATATCCCAATAGGAACGGTAATTTCCGGAACAGAAGAAGGTAATGGTTTTTATGGAAAATTGGTTCCAAAATTGTTTATTCACAATGAATATAATACAGCAATTATAGAAAATATTTTAAAGCGACAGCGTGGTGTATTGAAGCAAATTAAAAGGGAGAATGACCAATTTAATCGCAGTACAATTGACCCAAGAACATTTGTAATTTTAGATGATTGTTTATACGACAATACGTGGGCCCGTGATAAAATGATGCGTCTCTTATTTATGAACGGAAGACATTGGAAGGTAATGTTAGTAATCACTATGCAATATCCATTGGGAATCCCACCGACACTTAGAACTAATATAGATTATGTATTTATTTTGAGAGAACCATATATAGCGAATAGAAAGCGAATTTATGAGAATTATGCAGGAATGTTTCCGACATTTGAGGCATTTTGTCAAGTGATGGATCAATGTACTGAAAACTATGAATGTCTCGTAATAAATAATAATTCAAAATCGAATAAACTAACAGATCAGGTATTTTATTACAAGGCAGATAATCATAATGATTTTAGATTAGGTTCAAAAGAATTTTGGGAATTGTCTAAGCAGATTAACGACGATGATGATGATGGGCAACAATATGACCCAAACAATGTAAAAAAAAGAGGACAAGGGCCAAAGATAAATGTAAAAAAGAGTAAATGGTAAATATTATATAATGTAAAATATATAATATTATATAATGTACCAGCGAATAAATTTATTGTATTGATTATTGATTATTGATTTGTTGTTTTATTTGCAAAAGGACCAGACTTTAATAGAGACTGTCCATTATCACTTTTACCAACAATAACATTTTCGCCATCAAACAATTCGCTTCTAATATCAGAAACTGAGATAGAATCAATATCTTTAGAAGCAAATACATTTTCAGTTGTGTTATGACCAGTACCAATTAAATTGCCATCGGGGTCTATATCCTGAGTGATAACATTGCCGTGTTGTTCAGCCTTTAGTTTGGTATCTTTAACTGATTTCAACTTTGTATCTTTAACTCGTTGTTCAAATGTGGTTTTGGCAACATCTTCGTTTTTCTTTTTCTCGTGGGCGAGTTGATTTAGTTCTTCCTCCATATATTCAACACGTCCAGTTTTATATGCTTCAGGTTCCCAGGGCAACCACATACCAACAGGGCCGACAAATACATCAAAGTTTGGGTCTGTTTCTCTTAACAATTTAGCACGTAATTCTGCTTCCTCTTGAGAAGAAAAGTTGCCTCTAACTTTAACACCTCTAACGGAAGTTTGAAAATTATGTTTAATATTGAATTTCTTTTCCAAAGTTTCTTCTTGTTTGTCCAAAAATGTTTTATAATCATCTTCGATAGACGAATTAACAATGGTATCGCGTTCTTCTTTAATAAATACTTCAAAATCCTTAATAACTTCCTCGAATTGTAACTTATATTTATATGAAATAAAATTTAGAAATTGGTTAAATTTTTCCATAGACTTATTCATTTCCCATTGCTTTAGGAATTCCTCAAAAAAAAATGCTTCGCGTTGTTTCAATATAGTTTCAGGCGAAATAAATGAAAAACACCCAAAGGATTGTCCTGCAATCGGTTTATCTACCTCTAGTAAATCTACATATTTAGGGTTATCACTACCGTCTCTTTTTTCCTTTCTTTCAAATGATTTTTTAGAACCAATAGTTTTACTCATTTATATATATATACCAAAGTGGTTTTTAAGTTTAAATTTAATACATAATTATTTTTTGAATTGTTAAAAATAATTAAAAATAATTAAAAATAATTAAAAATAATTAAAAATAATTAAAAATAATTAAAAATAATTAAAAATAATTATTTTCTTTTTATTTTATATAAAGATGGCTATGTTTGACATTTCTGAATTAATCAAGAGAATCGTAAAATATTTGATTGAGGGCTTAATGGTCGCCATCGCGTCATTCGCTATCCCCAAACACTCATTAAATCTTGAAGAGATTGCCTTAATTGCGTTAACTGCTGCCGCGACTTTTGCGATTTTAGACACATATATTCCTTCAATGGGAGTGACTGCGAGATCAGGTGCCGGATTTGGTATTGGCGCAAATTTAGTTGGTTTCCCAGGCGGTCTATAATATAATATAATATTACATAATTACATAATTACATAATTACATAATTACATAATTACATAATTACACCGTGGGAATAAATTCCCAATTCAATTCGATGGCCATTTTTTTCCATGTTTCGTCCTGTTCAATAAGTTTTTCCCTATCTTTTAGTAATGGAATATCTGGTAAATATTGTGTTTCTTCAAGAAGTTCACACAATTTAAATAAAACATAAAAATAATTTAAAAAATTTACCCGATAGTCCGGACAAGTTTTAGCATAAGGTGCTTGAATTTCCATAAACAAATTACACAATGTATCTTCTAATTCCTGGCTAAAAATAGGAGGTTTGATTCCAAGTTTATTTTTAATAAATGCAATATGTTCATAATATTTATTAAATCCTAATTTTTTAAGAATTTCCTTTGTTTTATGATGTGTTAGTTGCTCGATACTAATTCTCTCTTTTTTTATTTGTTGATTAATTTGTTCAATAATATCGTCGTGAATTTGTGTAGTTTCTTTTCCTTGAAATTGAGCTATAATTTCCTTAAAATGATTAATCTTTTTATAAGCATAAAAACATACTTCTTTTGGCGGTTCTTTATAGCTAGGTTTTTCATTTTCAATTAAATAAGGAATATTTACAGAACAATTGTTACAAAGTAACACACCTTCGTCGTCAAGGGGTATCATTTCACCTTTATAGCAATATTGACATATATCAGTTTCTCTAACAAATGCATTTATATCAAGACAAGTTTCATCAATATTGCTTAAATATTTTTGCACGATATTTTTGTTTTTATTTACATTGGTATTTGCATCCTTACATGAATCACGTTGTTTCACCTTAAAAATATCAAATAATACTTGGTTTTTAGATGTCACTAATTTGTTTTCTTCTACATTGTTGATGTTTTTTTTATTTTCAAAATATTCGAATATATATTTTGAATTATCTAAAAAATACATCTTTTTTTTATGCCTCAATTCTTTTATATTGTCTGTTATTTCTTTAATTCTATCTTTTGTGTCCATGAGCTGTTCAATATTTAACATTGTATTGACATTTAATTTTTCCTTTAGTTCATTTCTTTCTTCTTTTAGTTTGGGGATAATATCAGTTTTGTCTTTAATAAATTGATTTACAAATTCATCGTGTTTACAATCTAAAGATGTAGAATATTTTTTTGACATACGTATTTTTTTATTGGACTTTGGTTTAAAAGAAGGCATTGTTGTATATAATAACATATAGACATATTTAATTGATTATTTTACAAAATATATAAACCACCATTTATTAAATAAATAAAATTGAACAATAAATCAACCATTTATTAATTATAACTATAACTATAACTATAACTATAACTATAACTATAACTATAATTATAATTAATAACAAATATGTTAAATTTGCTTGATATGTTGTTTACTAAGAGATTTTGTTTGCCAATTAATTCAAATGTCGAGTTATATGAAAATGGCACAAGACAAATAGATTCTTGTTTATGTGGACATTATAACCATATATCGTGTGTTTTACAAAACAAGGGGGTTATTAAATCATCTAGAGTATTAAGTGTAGGTATGAATCAAATGGGAGATGTTGCCGGATTAAAACCTGGTATTCACGCAGAACATGACGCTATCAATAAACTTCCACAGTTAAAATACAAAAAAAGATTAGAGCCTATAAATTTATTGGTCGTACGATTATCTGGTAAAAATAAGTTACAATCAAGCAAACCATGTGGTAATTGTATAAACACTATGAAAAATTTACCGACTAAAAAGGGATATAAAATCCAAAATATTTATTATTCAGATAAGGATGGACATATAGTAAAAACTAGTTTATGTAATCTAGACAATGAATCCAAACATTATTCATCCTTTTATAGACAAAGACAAATACACACACAATAATCATTTTATTTTGTCTATAATAGTTAAAATATAATAGTTAAAATACATTTTTTTGTTTCATTTAGTAAGTTAATGGATATTCTAGTAAATGTAGAAGGAAATCAAATAGACGTTGATAAATTAAAGTTCAAAAAAATGATTTTTTTGTTTAACGCTTTAGATAATGGATGGTCTATTAAGAAACGCAAAAAATCATATATATTTACAAAAAACCATGAGGGGAAAAAGGAAATTTTTGATGATTCTTATTTAGCTATGTTTATGAAGGATAATATAAATATAAATAATATATTATCGTAATTATATAGGCAAACGTATAATTTTGTGAATTTAATTAAATTAATTCATAAAATTTTTTTTTCTTTTAGGAATGTATAAAATGGGAGGCGGATTAATGCAACTCGTGGCTTACGGAGCTCAAGACGTTTACCTTACAGGTAATCCTCAAATCACTTTCTGGAAGGTTACTTATCGTAGATATACTAACTTTGCCATCGAATCTATTGAACAAACATTCAACGGACAAGCGGATTTCGGCCGTCGTGTTCAATGCACCATTAGCAGAAATGGCGACCTCGCTTACCGCACTTATTTGCAGGTGACATTGCCTGAAATTAACCAGAACATGAGCGGACAATCAGCGGGCGATAAAAATGTCTATGCTCGTTGGTTAGATTTCCCCGGTGAGCAATTGATTGCTCAAGTTGAGGTCGAGATTGGTGGTCAGCGCATTGATCGTCAATATGGTGACTGGATGCACATCTGGAACCAGCTTACTATGACTGCTGAACAGGAGCGTGGTTATTTCAAGATGATTGGCAATACTACCCAACTCACCTTTATTACCGATCCTCTCTTTGCCGATGTGGATGGTCCTTGCGATTCATCTGCTCCTCGTCAAGTGTGTGCTCCCCGTAACGCACTCCCTGAGACTACCCTCTATATTCCTCTTCAATTCTGGTTCTGCACCAATCCCGGTCTTGCCTTACCCTTGATTGCTCTTCAGTACCACGAAGTCAAGATCAATCTTGATATTCGTCCCATTGACGAGTGCTTGTGGGCGGTTCACACTTTGGGGTGCGTTGGAAATACCAACAAGGCCGTTCCTGCAGCGGTTGCCTATAACCAATCTTTGGTCGCCGCTTCTTTGTACGTTGACTATGTGTTTTTGGATACTGACGAGCGTCGCAG